AGGGTTATGGGCCTTTAGCCATTAGACCGGATAGTATGGAGCGTTTGGGATATATTTTTCCGTTTGATTATCCGGTGGGAGTGGTTCCGGGCGTGGAAAACCCTCGTCGTAAATTTGAAACTCAGATACAAAGTGGATTGATTGACGAAAAGACGCTCAGGCTCATCGAGCGCCTTCAGGAAGAGGGATTAGTAAGTCGCTAGTGAATTGATCAGCTAGGTCTGGCCTTCCTTCTTCGTCCCGGAGGAAAGCCTTGACCTCCTCAACGGTGACACAGGGAATGCCCTTGACTTGGCATTCGTGACAAAACCAATTGAGTGCGTCCTCCATATCCTCAGAGACTTCATGCGCACAGTTTCGCATAGTCAACAGCATCATCTCCCCGCTCCCCTACTTTCCCCATAGAGAGCCGTATAAGCGATGAGATCGTCAATTGAGTCCTGATGAGGCTCTTCCCTTGTCTCTGATCTCACGGCCTTCAGGAGAGCCATTATCAGCCATCCCTCGCTCTCAGTGAGGCTGTGTCCGGTGATAGCGTTGAATGCCACCACGGTCTTGCCCATCGATCTCTCGCCTTCAGGCTCATCATAGGTAGCAGCCCTATCGTGCATGTGCATCGCCGCCCTACCCAGAAGCTCAGGAGCCTTGGCGGGAGGCATTACCTGAACAGGAGGCTCTAGCGTGATGGCCTCCTCCAGAACGTGTTCCTCATCCATTGCCAAGTCTCCTGTTCAGATCATCAATCTCGTCGCACTGCTCAATGATCTGGGCGAAGTAGTCATCTCTCAGGCTGTAGAGGTGGATCAACTCCTGCCTCGCCTGACGGGATAGTTCATCACCCTTCGCTTCCAGATCGATCAGCAGGCGTTCGTCTCTCGGCAGTTCTACCTTCATGTGTCGCCTCGCATACTTTGAGGTGGAATTTCAGTTGCTCGATCTCTCTGCGTCCCTCGCGGGCGAGCTGTCTGCACAGGGCAAGTTCGCGATTGAGGAAATCAATCTGCTTGTCGCGCTGGCGGATAGCTGCCCACGGGTTCCACTGCATTGAATTACCTCATCAAAATGGAATTTCCGAATCTAGATCGTCCTCGACTTCCTGCTTCTGATCCGGCAGCTTCATTGTGCTGCCACCCATGAATTCTACCTCATTAGCGCGAATATCATACTGTGGTTTGCCTTCCCAAGAGCCGATGGTGAACTCACCGTGGACGCATACCTTCGTGCCCTTGATGGCGCGATCTGCGAGAGCCTCAGCCCTCTTGCCCCATAACTGCACACGATACCAATTGGTGCTGCTCTTGTCGCCCCAGCCCTGCTTGACTGCGACGGTGAAGGACAGGACGCTCTGATCGCGCACCTGCTTGACCTGTCCGTCCTTCCCGATGTTACCCGATATTGTAATTAGCTGCATATTCTTCACTCCATTTTACGTTGTGTTCTGCCCCATAGGCACTGATAAACTCAATCAAGTCACTCATCTGAGCCTTGGTCATGCGGGATGATTTGAAGCCTATCGGGAATGGTTCCCCGGACAAGCCCATCTCAAACGCCACCTGATACCCCAAGGCATGCATAAAAAGGTTCTTCCAAGTTTCCGGTGTGTGTGTTCTCCCATCCGGCTTGGCTCTGCTGATGTCACTCAACATTGCCCACATCTTGGCGTTCTGATCATCTGACCTTGTTGCAGGACTGATCTTAACCACCGCATCAACCGGGGCCTTGTCGATCAGGCTCTTGGCTAGGTCTCTCTGAGATTGGCCCCTAAGTATCACTGTCTGCATCGCGGAGCCTCTTTATCTCTGCCGCCTTCGGTGATGCCTTGCAGAACTCATCGATCAGAGCCTCGACGTTCCGACCTTCCCAGAACGTCTTCTCTCCGACTGTGTGCTGTTTCTGATGACACCCTGACGAGCCACCACAGAGCGGAACAGCGCGCCAATCATTTGGCTTTTGCCCCATCCCTGCATTGCTGCCCAGCCTGACATGCGCCGCCTCTATGTTGACGGAGGAGTCACAGGCGCAGCAGTGAAAGCCCCTGATCCAAGCCAAGTGCGCAGGGGACTTCCACCTGTTCTCACGCTTGGGTGGTTTCTGGATGCGCTTAGGCAGCATGACCGGCCTCCAGATATTTCTTGCGGAGCCGCTCTACTGTCTCATCCACTTCGGACAGAAACATTGAAACCTCGTACTCTATCTCCTTGATGAGCTTGTCATCGCGTTCAACACGGCGAACATGCAATTCCATTTCAGGAGGGACAGTGTCGCAGTATGAGACAAAGTCGCACCACTCCCGCTCCGTACACGAAAGTTGCCACATCATCTGATAGAGATATTTCCGATCAATCGGAGCGCCGTCCAATGTGCTGATATGAGTAGACGGAAGGGGAACCTTTATCTCCACCAACCCTATGCTTCCCACCAAACCATCAGGACTTGCTCCGCTACGTTCAATGATCGGGTGTGGGTGATACCCGGTCTCCACAACCTCATCTGCCACTTCAAAAGTATAAGCAGCACGGGCGCGAGGTTCGAGTTCAGTGCCGCGTAACATAGCCGCATTGACAAAGGTTTCAGATGGCCTGTTGGTCAAACGCTCGCAGATAAGCTGGGCGGCATAATTCGCACGATCTGCGCCGTAGCCGCTTTTGGTCTTCGCCATAATCTTGTAGATGTTACTGGCTGTGGCGTTACCTAAGCGAGCGTTAAACCAATCATCAGTTCGCTGTTCCATTTTCCATCTCCTGCTTGACCATAGCTTTGAGCTTCTTGTTAAGCTTGCCCTTAGCATCATCAAACTTGTCAGAGGGTAATTCTCGGATGCTCTTAATGCCGTAAAGCTCGCAAAACATCTTGGTGTCGGATCGGGTGACATCGATAAGCTGTACTAATTCAGACCACTCAGCATCCGTAATCACCGCCTTGGCGGTAGCAGCATTGCCATCATCATCCTCGGTTGGAACTCCGAAGGCTGTGACAAGTGAATATCTGCGGGCATATGAAAGGGCGCTGCCATAACCCTGAGCATCCGTCTTACTAGCTGGAACGAACAATTTACCGAAGCTCAATTGCTCTCCACTCTCATGACAAATGATCGTTTCAATGCAGACACCCTTATCATGCTCATGAGTCATCTGCATAAACCAAAGGCCGTTTGCAATTAATGGAGGCTTGATGGCGTTTATGACCGATGTCAAATCTGCGTATTTTGATTTAAAATGAGGATTCTCCCTGTCCTTTACCGCAGATTCTATAGCTGCAAACGCCTTAGCCATTGCTGAGTAAAGAGTGCTGTTTGTCATTTCCATGATTGCTTCTCCACTGCACGATATGCAGTCATTGCAGAGACTCCATAACGTCTTCCTATTTTTGCGTAACTCTCTCCGGTCTCTGACCGGATTCTTATCATTTCTTTGACCTTTGCCCTAGTCAGGCGGGCCATTGAATTTTTTTCACCAAAGCCTTCTGTGCCATGAATGATTTTGTCAGCCGCATTTTCTTTGGGTGTGCCCCAAGCAAGATTACAAAGGCGATTATCTTCCTTGTCTCCATTGATGTGACGGCATTGCGCCCCGTCCGGCTTTTTTCCCACAAATGCTTCTAACACCATGTGGTGAATGTACATGTGCGGCATGGTCACAAACGCAATCTTGCGATATCCCCCTCCAGTAAGCGAACCCTTTAAGGGAATACCTTTTTTCTCAGACATAACGCGCCCGAGATCGCTTACCAAATAACCGGGGCGACTTGGTGATGGTTTCCAGTTTTCCATCTGTGCAGTATAACGACCTTTTAGGTCGTTACAAGCAAATACGCCTTGGCGTAAGCGGCTGAAATGTTTTTCATGATAGCTCCTGTTCTGGTTGTTCAGTGGGCACCGCCCACACCGTCGATTTAGCCTCGGGAAAATTTTATGCAAGAACTTTTTGCACTGTGTCAAATTCGCTGCTAGAGCGCCGCCGCGAAAGGAGTGCGCAATGATAACCGATAACCTGACCATTGAGGAAGATGAGGTGCTGTCTCTCATCAAGGAAATTTACGATGAGGCATGGAAGTATCGTGTGCCTATGTATAAGGTGGCCGAAGAGGCTGGCATCACCTTTGCTACCATATCACAGTGGCGACATGGGCATCGTGATCCGAGCCTTCGCAACTATCTGAAGGTGCTGTATGCGGTACAAGACCTCACGAAAGACCTCGAAATACAACGCACAAAAAGCGAAATGCGGGCTAGGGCACACGCATGATAGCAAGGGTGAAGCAAGGCGGTGCAATGAACTACACCTGATGCAGAAGGCTGGCGAGATAAGTGACCTGTCCGTCAGCCCTCTGTTCAGGTTTGTCCTGCCTGACGGTAGGGCGATCCGAATGAAGAATGGGCATGTTGCCCGCTACACCGGAGACTTCCAGTATATGGAGGATGGCAGGCAGATCGTGGAGGATTTCAAGGGTTTCATCGCCCGTGACTTCCCGCTCCGCAGGGCGCTGTTCGAGGCGCTGTTCCCTGACATCACCCTGCGCGTAGTGGGTCTTGCGAAGAAGCGTAAAGTGTGAAAGAAAAGGCGGGCGGGGAGCGTTTGAGGCGCTCTACCCGCCCTACAACCGCCTAACACGGAGGCAATTGCATGACTGGAAATATACGCCATAATTGCGTCCCGCAAGAGCGTTTATGCGCTTGCGGCAAGAAACTGCTTTGGGGAAACAAGACCGGCAAGTGCCGCCCCTGCCTGATTGCCGATCCAGAGTATCACGCTCGCAAGGCTGAGGCGATCAAGAAGGCATTCGTTTACAACCCTGTTCTGCGGGTGAAGCACATTGCTGCTTTAGCTGAGAATAACCGTCGTCCAGAGCGAAGGAAACAGTCTGGAGAACAGGCCAAGCGCATCAGGCTGTGGGAGCATGGCTTGCCCAAGGTAACAGATGAAGTCCGCAAGCGTGGAGGCCAGACGTTGACCGAGCGTAAGCTGGCAGATATCCCTCTGGAACACCGAGAGACCTATGCCTCACTGGTCCGCAAGGTGGGAGCCAAGCAGGCTACCAAGATAATTGGTGAGCATGTTGAGGCCACTCTGAGGAGGGCGCACCAATGAGCATCAAATTCATGGCAGCCGCTTGGGAGCTTCCTATCCCGGCGACAGAGAAGATGGTGTTGCTGTGCCTGTGTGACCATTCCAACAGCGACGGCCATTGCTGGCCCGGAGCGGAGTCAATGGCTCGCCGTTGCAGCCTCACTGAAAGGACCGTCCGAAAGGCTCTCAAGTGGCTTGAGGAGAACGGGTGGATCGCATCAATTTCTCGCCCCGGCAGGACCGCAATTTACCACATTGACCCCGGAAGCAAATTCACCCCGGAATTTAATTCACCCCGGAATATGACTACCGAACCCCGGAAGGAGATTCCGGACACCCCGGAAGGAGATTCCGGGGAACCATCAAGAACCATCAATAAACCATCAGAGGGTAGTACATCTGACGATGAACCCCTGACCGTGTCTGAAATTCAGGAGGGGTGGAACAACCTTGCCGGAAGGATCGGGCTACCCAAGGTGGTGAGGCTGACAGATGCCCGCCGCAGGAAGTGCTGTTCTCAGATCAAGCGATACACGCTGCCGGACTGGCAGGCTGTGTTCCGAAAGATCGAGGAGTCACCATTCCTGAGAGGCGACAATTCGAGAGGGTGGCGAGCAGACTTCGACTTCATCCTTTCTGACGGCAATTTCATCAAAATCTTGGAGGGCAAATATGACCGGCAATCGGCTTAGTGGCGCGGCCACACAACAGACTTATACGGGACCGACCTATGGAACACAGGAGTGGTGCAACTGGCGCAACGCCACAATGCACCGCGATGACATCGAGTGGGCGCTGGATCACACGGGCAGGGCTTACCTGAGAGACAAGCCTGAATGGAGTGCAAAGCACACACGCGACAGGCAGGCTGCATACCAAGCTGATCGGGAGCGGTGGAAGCGCGCCCAGCCACGGAAGGACTGGGAATGATCAACAAGGGCCGCATGCCGAGGTCAGAGTTCGTGGACATCAAGCTGCGCTGTGGCGTGGTTGTCCGCAACACGGAACCCCGGCTGTGGCGCTGGAAACCTTGGCCGGAAGGGGAGAGCGGAGGGGACATTGTCGAGTATCAGCCACCTAAAGATAACGTAGGTTGAAAAAAGATGTTGACACTAGAAATCCCTCGGCGTAGTTGGGGTTCGTCAGCGGGGCACAGTGCCCCACAACACAGGAGACTGACATGGACATTTATCAGGAAGTTACCAACAAGATCGTCGCCGCTTTGGAAACCGGAGCCGCCCCTTGGGTCAAGCCTTGGACTTCCAGTAGCGTTTCTGGTCCCTACAACGCCGCCACGGGCCGCGAGTATAACGGCATCAACTGGCTCGTCCTTTCTTGCTCGCCTTACGCTTCGCAGGGTTGGCTGACTTTCAAGCAGGCCAAGGAACTGGGCGGCTCTGTCCGCAAGGGCGAGAAGGGAACTCACATTGTGTTCTGGTCGTTCCCCAAGATCAAGGACAAGGAAACCGGCGAAGAGAAGGTCGTTCCCTTCGCCAAGGGGTTCACCGTGTTCAACGTCGAGCAGTGCGACATTGACACTGCCAAGCTCAAGGCCTTCCAGCCTATTGCCAAGGGTGAGACCTCAATCAACGATCTTGCAAACACGGTCGGTGCGGTAGTCAACTATGGCGGCAGTCGTGCGTTCTACTCTCCCGTGTCGGACGCGATTGGCATGCCGTCTGTTGCTGACTTCAAGTCTGCCTATCTGCATGACAGCACTCTGGCCCACGAGTTGGTCCACTGGACTGGTGC